GCTGATCTGGGAATACGGCCTGGGAGACATCCTTCCCTATCTGAGCGATCCGCAACGGGCGCTGCGGGAGGGTATTCGCTGGCAGCGCTTGCGCGGGACGCCGGAGGCCTTGCGCCTTGCCTTCTCGTGGCGCGATCTGGACGGGGTTCAGGTCTTCCAGGAGGAACCGGGGCAGCACTTCGCCGCGTTCCAGATCGACACGAATGCGGTGCCCCCGCTTGAGGACATCGACGATCTGATCGCGCTCGCGCGCCTGTCGGCACCGGCGCGATCGCGGCTGGCGCGCATTTTTCACGGCTATGACCTGCGGCGGATCAAGCTGGACGAGGCGCGGCTCGGTGACGGGCTGCTCAGCGATTACAGCGGGGTGCGTCACACAGACGGGCAAACACGCCTGTCCTTTGGACGCGTGTTTCCCGCAACTGTGCCCGCGCCTGAGGTGCGGACACATGCAGGGATATTCGTCGACCATGTCGGGCGGGCGTTTCTGCCGGGCCGGTTTGTTCTGTCGGACAGCAGGCTCAACGACGACCGGGCGACGCCCAACCCGTTTATCTATCATGCGCACCTGTTCACGCTGGCCAATACCGACGGCGTCCCGGACGAGCCGGCCGACTTCGAGCCTGTGCGCAGGTTCCAGCGGGCACAGATGGTGCTCTCGGAAGGGATGCGCCTCGGGGACATCAACAGCCGAACACCCCGGGTGGATTGGGTGTTCTACGAGGACCGCAGGCGGCTCTCCGAGGAGGCTGCGGTCTCTGGCACCCCGGCCGATGTGCGACGCACCCGGCGCACGGAGATGTTCGAGCGACGCTCCGCAGGGTCCGCCCTAGCGCCTGCGCCCATGGTCGTTGCGCGCTGGAGCCATGTGCTGCGCGCCCACGCCTTCGGCGGCCGGTCACAGGTTTACCGCCTTTCCGAGACTATTCGCCAGCTCCCGCCGGTCTGGGACGCGCAGCCCGCGCGGGCGCTTGCTGCCGAGACCTACGAGGTGGCGGTGCGCGTGCGCGATGCGGTGCGTGCCGACGCGCGGGTCTCGGACGAGGACCGCTTCATTCCCGGACAGGTGCGCCGGGCTGATGCGCGGGCGGTGGGCGACGGTCTCGCTCTGACGCCAACGAGCCCGGCTCTGGCGCTGCTGCCTGGTCTCTACGACCCAACTGCATCACCGACACGCGTCACCGATGTTACCAGCGACGCGGCTTACGCCGGGCAGTTCTGGCTGCCGCTCACTTACGTCGACCAACCCTGGTCCGAGGTGCAGGTGCTCGTCGGGGCCATGCACCGCACGGACACACCCAACACAGACTGACGAGGAGGCCTGAATGGCTATCATGACGCGCTCGGGGCGCGCAGCCCTGGCGGACGCAATCCGCCAGCGCCCGCTCCACCTTGCCTGGGGCACAGGCAACACCGCCTGGGACAGCACCGCCCCGCAGGCCACCCTGACGTTCGGCGCAAACGACGTGCTGCAGCTGCCTCACGCCTACGTCTCAGGCGTGGCGCTTGCCTCTGCGGACGGAACCACGACCTATGCGGCCGGGACAGAGTATACCGTGGACGCCACCACCGGCCGGATCGCACGGATCGTCACAGGCGGTATCCCACCCGAGACGACCGTCCGCGTGGATTACACCATCGACACACCCCCGCCCGATGTGACGCAGACTGCCCTGCTGGGTGAGCTCGGCCGCCGCGCGGTGGATGAAGTGGCGTTTGTCATTGCGGATGATGCAGGCGCGATTGTCGCCCCCACCGGCCGCTTCACGCTGTCGGCCACACCCACAAATCACCTCTTCGTGCGGGTGCGCTTCGAGTTCGAGGATGCCCCCGATGCGGTGATCCGCGAGCAAGGCCTGTTTGTCGGCACCACCACCGATCCCGCCCTGCCGGCGGGGCTGCGGTATTTTGAGCCCGCCGCCATCACCGATCCCGGCATCCTGCTGATCGTGCAGAACACCGTCCCGATCATCCGCCAACCCTCGACCCGCGAGACCTTCGAGTTCGTGGTCACGTTCTGATCAGGAGGCCCACCCGTGGCGCTCGACCGCTATTACAATCTCTACAACTCGGCCTCCGGCTATGCAGAGCTGATGTTCCACGCCGGTGACGGCCTGCAAAGCCGCGAGCTGAACGAAGTCCAGACCTGGCTCGCGGACCGCCTCGCCAGGATCGGCGACGCCATCTTCAAGGAAGGCGACCTGATCCGCGATGGCGACGTCTCCGTCGATCCCATCACCGGCGAGGTCAACCTCGCCTCCGGCATCGTCTACCTGCGCGGCGCGGCGCGCCCTGTTGGTGCCGCCGGCTTCGTGATCCCGGTGGACCGGACGGTCGCTCTCGGCGTGCGCTTTGTCGAGACCATTGTCACCGAGCTCGAGGACCCAGCCCTGCGCGACCCGGCCGTGGGCACCCGCAACTATCAGGAGCCCGGGGCCGCACGTCGCAAGGAGCAGATCCTCTGGGGCTGGGACAGCGGCAATCAGAACGACGGCGGCACCGGGGCCTTCCATGCAATCTATACCGTCACCAATGGCACACTCGACAGCAAGATCCAGCCCCCCGAGCTCGACGCGGTGCTGCAAACCGTGGCGCGCTATGACCGCGAGGCCAATGGCTCCTATGTCGCCACTGGACTGGAGCTCACCTATCTGACCCGCGACGATGCGGCGGCGGAATATGTCTTCTCGCTGGCCGAAGGTGTCGGCAATGTCGGTGGGCTCAAGGTGGAGCGCCCGCAATCCACCCGTCTCCGCTGGGCGATTGACCCGGACCTGCGGGCGGTGAATGCCGAGCCGCATGGCTTTGCTGATGGCGGCACCGGCACTGCGGTGATCCCGGTCAATCTCGCCCCCATCGCCGAGGTCACGGACGTCACCATCACCCGCGAGACCCCCGAGACCGTCACCCATGGCGCCTTCACCGGAGCATCGGACCCGCTTGCGAACAGCACGGTGGTTGCGGTCCTCAGCGTGTCGCAAGGCGGCACCGCCTATACGCAAGGGGTGGATTACGTGGTCTCGGCTGGGCGCATCGACTGGTCCCCGGGCGGCGCGGAACCTGCGCCGGGCTCCAGCTATTCGGTCACCTATCGCTATATCGACAGCATCGCCCCGGACGCTGTGACGGATGAGGCCGTGACCGTCTCGGGTGCCGTGACCGGCACCACGGTGTTCATCGACTACGCCTACAAGCTGCCGCGCATCGATGCGCTGGTGATGAGCGCGGGTGGTCAGCTGTCGCGGGTGCGCGGCGTGTCGCAGACCCTCAACCCGCAGCCCCCGCAGCTGCCGGGCAGCGTGCTGCCTCTGGCGGAGGTGGCGCTGGATTGGTTTGCCGACCGGGTGCCGCTGGTGCGCAATACCGCAACCCGGGCCGTGCCCTTTGCGGACCTTGCGGCGATGCAACGCCAGATCAGCAGCCTGTTCCAGCTCGTCGCCATCGAACGGCTGCGCAATGACGCCAACATCACCGATCCCACCTCCAAGCTCGGGGTGTTTGTCGACCCGTTCCTCGACGACGACCTGCGCGACCAGGGTATCCCGCAGAGCGCGGCGGTGCTGTGGGGCGAGCTGACCCTGCCGATCACGGCCGCGGTTCAGGAACCGCCAGAGGGCGCTTCGGCGACGTGGACGCTCGCCTATGAGCTGACACCGGTGCTTGAGCAACTGGCCAGTACGCGGGCGATGAAGATCAACCCCTACATGAACTTCGAGCCGGTGCCGGCGGCGGTCACTCTGGTGCCGTCGGTGGACAACTGGACCCGTGTCGAGACGCAATGGACCTCCGCCATCACCCGGGCCTTCACTTCGGGGTCGGGGCGCTTGTCCAGCACGTCGGTCTCCACCAGCACCGAGCTTGTGTCCTCCACCTCGCGCGCCGCGCTGGACATCCGCCAGCGCTCCGTTGGCGTCACGCTGCGCGGCATGGACCCAAACGAGGCGCTGCTGCGGGTGGAGTTCGACGGGCTCGACGTGACGCCAGACCCTGCACCGGTGGCAGACAGAGCCGGTGTGCTCACCTCCGCCTTCACGATCCCGCCCGGCGTGCCCACCGGGTCAAAGAGCGTGACCTTTCTGGGCGAGGCCGGATCGTTCGGCGAAAGCACGTATACCGCCAACGGGACGATCATCACCAACACCTTCCGCAGTGTCACGACGCGGCGGACGGTGCGCTGGAGCCCGCCGCCACCTCCGCCGCCTCCGCGCCCGCCCCGAGCTTGGGACCCGCTGGCGCAGACCATTGTGCTTGACACCGATACCGTGGTCGCAGGGCTGGACATCTGGTTCGACGCGATCGGCCGCGCAGATGCGCCGACGATTGTGCAAATCCGAGAGACCACAGTCGGCTTCCCGAACGCCACTGTCGTGACCTCGAGCGAGGTCGACATGGCGACGGTCACTCTGGGGGGGCCGACCCGTGTGCCGTTTGATCCGACCTTGCTGCGGGCGGGGCGCGAATACGCGCTGGTGTTTCTGACCGATGATCCGGACCACGCCCTGCGGGTGGCGGAGCTGGGCAAGTATGACGCCGAGACAGAAACCTGGGTAACAGCGCAGCCCTACCGGATCGGCGTGCTGCTGTCCTCCTCCAACGCCTCGACCTGGACCCCGCATCAGGAGCGGGACCTGAAGTTCCGGCTGCTGGCGGCACGGTTCACCGAGACGACGCGGACGGTGGCGCTTGGGGAGATCACGGTCTCGCAGAGCACCGACTTCATCGCGCTGGCGGGTGTGGAACGCATGTCCTCCGAGACCGATGTGACCTTCGTGCTGCGCGACAGCGGGGGCCAGGTGTTCCGCATGACGGAAGGCGCTGCGCTCAATCTGGCGGCGCGTGTGTCGGACAGGCTGAGCGTGGAGGCGGTGCTCTCGGGCTCGGAGCGGTTCACACCGGTTCTCTTCCCCGGCGTGCAGGTGCTGAACGGCGCGCTGGCCTCGGAGGCGGAGTATGTCAGCCGGGCGATCCCGGCGGCGGCGTCCTTCGACGTTTCCGTCTATCTCGACACGCTGATCCCGCCCGGGGCTGGTGTGGCGGTGTTCGCCGAGACGGATGCGGGCTGGTCGCAGCTGTCGCTCGAAAGCGGGCAGCCCATCGAGAACGGTGGTGAGGAGCGGCACTATGTCGGGTCCGGTTTTGCCGGTGTGGGCGCCGCCAACGTGACCCGCATCAAGATCGCGCTGTCGGGCACTCCTGCGGCGCGGCCTTTTGTGAGCGCCCTGCGCGCCATTCTCAAGTGAGGTGAGGCATGGCCGACGGCGTGAACCGGGACGAGCGCACCTCCGGGAGGGGCTACCCGCTCCCCCATCCTGACAACACGATGCAGGCGGATATCGAGCGGCTGCGCACCACGCTGGTCGCCGTTGACGCCGACGTCACCGCTCAGATCGCCGAGACCCGGCGGCGCTGGGTGCACGACTTCATCGGACTGAAACTGTGAGGACACCATGACAGACATGATGCTCCGGGGCGCGTTGAGCGCCCTTAAGACCAAGATCGAGGCGCTGGCGTCCTCGGAGACGGCCACGGCCGAAGACCTCGCGATGCTGGGCACGGCCCTTGAACGCATCGCGGGCAAGACCACCGCCATCGAGGTGGAGATGCTCGGCGAGGAACAGCGCGCTGCGGTCTCTGTTGAGGTCGCGACGTCTCGGGACAACGCCTTGCAGGCCATTGCGGATGCGCTGGCAGCGGCGGATGCAGCGATGGCCAACCACATCAGCAGCATCAACGCGGCGGGCACGGCAGCCTTGCCGCCGATCGCGGAGGCGCAGGGCGCGGCACTTGTGGCCATTGTAACCGAGCGGGACGCGGTGCTGGCGGCGGTCGCGGCGACCACCGAGGGCGCTGTGGCCGAGGTCACCGAAACTGCCCAGGCAGCGGTGGCGACGGCCTCCGGCCTGACCGCCACCTCCTTCTTCTTCAATCAACTCTGAGGACCAGGCCCATGAGCATCCTTGCAAACCAGATGAGTGCGGCCGACACGGCGGTGGAGGTCCTGACCATCCCCACCGGGCGGCGGACCACCTTCAACATCAATGCGGTGAACACTGGCTCGGAAGTGTCCACCGTCACCCTGTATGCGGCCTCGCGTGATGCGGTGCGCGTGACTTCGATTGCCTTGACCGACGGTGGTACAAATTATGTCGCCATCCCGGACGTGACACTCGAGGGCGGTGGCGGCACTGGCGCAGCTGCAACCGCAAGCATGACAGTCGATAGCATCACCCTCACGGACGCAGGCACTGGCTATGCCGTCGGTGACGCGCTTTTGGTGGCCGTGACGGATCAGACGGCAGCGGTGATCACAGTCACCGACGTGGACGGCGCGGGCGCCATCCAGGCGGCTGAGCTGACCTCCGGAGGGGATTACGCGGTTCTCCCCGACAGCCCTGCACCGGTGACCGGCGGATCAGGGACGGGCGCGACCTTCGTGCTGACCTTTGCCGTGCTGAGCCTGACGCTGATCAACCCGGGCACCGGCTTTTCGGAACCCCCAATGGTGTCGTTCAGCTCGGGCACAGCCACCGGCGAGACTGGGATCGATATCGTGCTCGAGCCCAAACACACTTTCGAGCACGCCATCGCGCTGAACCCGGGCGGCATCCTCTACCGCACCGCGCTGATCCTCGGCCCCGGCGACAGGCTCTACGCGCAGGCCGACACCGACACGGTCGCCCTGACCGCCTGGGGCGTCTCGGCGCTGATCTAACCTGAACATGAAAGGACGCAAAAATGCGCACGGTCTTTAACCCGGCGAACATGACGGCG